TAAGTGTTGGTGTTTCTTGTTCGGAGGCTACAATGCAGACGAACTTAGAAATATGGCAAAGACAAATGATGCTTATGACCAATCACAGGTGGCAATCTACAAAAGAAAAAGCGGATTGTCTGATACAGTGTTGCTCCATATGATGAGCGACACAACCTATATGACAGGCAAAGAGGCAGTTGACAAAGGTTTTGCGGATGAACTTATGGAAGATGCAGAGCCGCTTGATATTGCCGCAAGTGCTGATGGTCGCAGACTTTTTGTAAAGGGCAAAGAATTACATCTTGCCCCTGGTATGTTTGCACCTGATTCAATCCCTACGGTCAATCCTGAGGCACACGCCGCAGATGAGACAAATAAATTAAATCCGCAGGTAAACCCTGCAGCCAATGAAGGAGGAATTTCTATGGCAAAGACAGTCGAAGAGCTCCGTAAAGAATATCCGGAGCTAACTGCACAGATGGAAACTGAAATCCGCACTGCAATCAGTGAGGAAGTCGGTGCCAGTGCAGACGAAAAAGCCGTACAGGCTGAACGCGAAAGACTCCAAAAGATAGACGAAGTTTCCGCTTTGTTTGACGAGGAGCTTGTACGCGAGGCTAAGTATGGCGAAACTGCTTGTTCCGCACAGGAACTTGCGTATCGTGCAGCTCAAAAGGCTGCAAAAAATGGTCAGGCGTTTATGACCAATCTTAAAGATGATGCAAACGCATCAAACGCATCCAATGTCGGTGCTGCTCCGGGAACAGAGCCCGAAGTAGATGACAAAAATTTAACAGGCGAGCAGAAAATGGCTAACGCAAGAGCGAATGTCAAGAGTCTGCTTGGAAAACAGAAGGAGGAATAAAAAATGACTAATCTTTCAAGAAAACTCGGCGAGATGGAGTATGATGGCTTAGTATCGGATGTTACTCCAAAAGTAGAAGTCCGTGGTAAGACCATTCGTAAACTGTCTGCAGAAACCACTCTCAAGAGAGGTACAATTCTTGCAATGAGCTCCGGCACAGGCGGAGACGGAAAACTTGTTGTACTTGGTACAACTGCGGGAAGTAATGAAACACTTACTCCTGACTGCATCCTTTGTGATGATATCGTTGTCGGAACATCCGAAGATGTTATTGCAACTGTATATACCGCGGGATGCTTTAACACAGCAAAAACAATCGTAGCAACGGGCTACACAATGACATCCGCAGACTACGACAGTCTCCGCAAATATGGAATTGTGTTCAAAGCCTCTAATTCTGCAAACTAAAAAGGAGGAAAAATAAATGCCTACACTTAATTTTTTTGATAATTATACTTTGATGGCGATTGCAGAAGAAATTGTGCCTCAGGCCTCATTCTTCCGCGACCGTTATTTCCCCACAGGAGCGGAAGATATTTTCGCTGCTGACAAGGTTTTGACCGAGTACAAAAAGGGCGATAGAAAGATGGCAAGTTTCGTATCTCCGCGTATTGGTGACATTCCCGTTGACCGTACCGGATATGAAATCCACGAATATCAGCCTGCTTATATTGCTCCGTCAAGACTTCTTACTCTTGATGACCTTACAAAGCGTGGCTTTGGCGAGGCTCTTTATTCCGGCAGCACTCCCGCTGAAAGAGCCGCAAGACTTCAGCTTAGAGACCTTACTGACCTTGACATCCGCATTGCTCGCAGAGAGGAATGGATGGCAGTGCAGACAATGATTAACAACGCTTGCACAATGCAGGAGTATGTTGATGCTAATACTGTTGGTGATACAAAGTATGTTCAGTTCTTTGACGGACAGAGCGACCACACCTACACAGTAGCAAATAAGTGGGACACTCAAAGCGGAGATTTCTTTGGTGATGTTAAGGCAATGTGCCGTATGCTCTCTAAGAGAGGATTGAAAGCGGCTGACCTTGTTCTTGGCTCGGATGCAGCAGATGCAATCTTAAAGCTTGAAGAGGTACAGAAATTGCTTGACAGAAACAGCGGAATCATTATCGGAACAATCGAACAGGAACTTTCCAAGTATGATGGTGTTGTTTATATGGGTACGCTCAACTTTGGCGGATTTAAGCTCAACCTTATCAGCGTAGACGAAAGCTATGTTGATGACAACAACCAGGAACAGAAATACTTCCCGGCTACATCTGCTATGGTTACTGCTCCGAAATGTGGTCATATGATGTATGGACAGATTACACAGATTGACTACGGTACAACAGAATTTGCAACATATGCTGCAAAGCGTGTTACAAAATTTGTTCTCGACCAGGATAAAGATATAAGAAAGATTAGACTTGGTGCAAGACCTCTTGCGGCACCTGTTAATTATTGTCCTTATATCTATGCGGCAAATGTAGTTTAATCATTTGTTTGCGGAAAGGAGTGAAAGAAATGAAAGTAAAAATTATTTCAGGCACATACGGCCATAAAGTTGGAAAATACATTGAACCAAAAGACCGCACAAGCGAGCCTTTTGAGCTTGAAGAAACCGAAGCAAAGAGATTAGTTTCTCTTGGCGTTGCAGAAATCATCACAGAGGGCGTTGCAACGGGCGGAAATGGCGAAGAAACCAATCCCCCAAGTGTAAACCCGTCCAATGATGAAAATGGCGAGAACGGCGAAAATGAGGGCGATAATGAAATAGTCTGTCATCTTGACGAGGAACAGCTTCGCGGAATGATTATCAAAGACCTTAAAGCCCTTGCCGAAGATATGGGAATTGATACCTCAAAATTCAAAGTCAAGGAAGATTATGTCCAGGCTATTGTTGCGGTTGAAGTTTCTGCTTCTGTTGATGATGAAAACGGCGACGAGCTTCCCGGCTTAGGTGCCGAAGACCCTGTGGTATGAGCGGATTCAAGGATATGGTAAAAGCGGATAACACGAAGGTATTTCTTAATATGAGCGAGTTTGCGAAAAAACGCACCGTTATCTATGATGGAGAAACCTACGAAGATATACCTATCGTGTTGTCCGGCTTAAAAGAAAAAGACCGTACGCAAACCGTTAGCGACCACGCACAAGGGCTATACCTTGTAACATCTATACTGCATTGTTCATTGGAGGACCTGGGAGGAAATCAACCCGAAAAAGGTCAGCGTATCAAAATCAACGAACAAGAGGGCGGCGGTGGATATTTTAACGAATTCTATGTTGCATCCTCTGTCTGTGAGCTTGGTATGCTCCGCGTTGAATTGGAGGCGTATGACGAATGAGTATTATCCGCATAGACGAGGTCGGTGGCAAAGGCTTAGATAGAGTAAATAAAATTCTTGCAGGCGTGCCGGGCGGAGTGTTCAAAGCAACCTCCGCCGCTTTGAAGCGTGCCGGCAATACCGCCAAAACAAAAGCAGGACAATTTGCTGCAGCTGAGTACACCATATCAAAAGGTGACTTTATGCACAATGTCAACGAGAAAACACGCGTAAGTGGAGGTGCCGGTGGTGTTGCGAGTATGCAGATTTCATTTGCCGGGAGTGTTTTGCCACTCTTGACCTTTAATACAAAATTCTCACGCGACGGCCATGTGCAGACTCAGGTAAAAAGAAACGGTGGCGCAGCTTCTCTTGAACACGCATTTGTCGCAAAGATATTCGGACAAACGGCGGTGTTCGAGCGTGTAGGCTCACCTCGTTTCCCTGTGGAGAAAAAATACGGTCCCTCAACCGGTCATATGATGCAGAACGAGCAGGTCATTGAGAAAATGGAACAGACAATCCTTGAGACCTACGAATCAAGAATAGAACACGAGATTTTGCGTGTTCTTAATGGATGGGGAGGCTAATTATGACAGCTGTAATTTTGCTTGAACAATTAAAGGCTTTCACGGAAGAAGCAACAAAAGACCTTATAATGCCGACTAAAATGCAAAAGGGTGATACAGAGCAGGCTTATCGTGCCGCCGAGGTACACAAGATGCGTTTGCCGGATAGTGGGTCAGCCACAAAGAAAGCGCCCTACATCATTCATCAGGTAATCACAGGCAAGGACACAACGGAATCTCAAACCGTTATCCGTAGCATTTTTTGTGTTTACAATGACAACGAAGAAGAGGGCGGCTTGATGCTCTTAAATCTTATTGAGAGAGTGCGCATTGCTCTTTTGAAAGCCGGAACTGTCGGAAATCAGTTTACCCTTGACATAAACGCGGGAGTTGAAAGGCTTATCTATCCTGATGACACGGCTCCGTTTTA